AGGTAGATCAGGATGGTAGGACATAAACCAATACTCTGGTAAATCCATGATCCACATGGTTCCTTGGACTTGAGCGTAATACTCAGGCGGCATCTCATTCTTTGAATGGTAATCAATCAGATACTTCACCTGAGTCGTATGCATCGGGCATTTAATCTCTAGCCCGATGTCACCGACTAACCGATCAGGACTGCAACCGACGGCTTCCTTGTCGTCAGTTACAAACCCGACTTCTCGGCAGGGTAAGTCTGTCTGGAATGAGAATACATCAGCCGCTTGAGGCTCTAGCTCACGGCCACGCTTCATATGGAATGTATCAAAGCCTTCAAAGCGCTTCATAGAAAGTCTTTCGGCTAACAGCTCGTGCATGTACTTCTCAGAACTGCTAGAAGGCTTACCAGTAGGCGTCACGCAGTCTTTGAACCTAGATGCTGATGGTTTACCTAACCTCAGCTTGAACCACTCAGGCGTCCCCTGTTCGACGTTGTGGATCTTCATATCAAACGGTTCATCATGTTCATGTTGAAACCAGATTGAACCTCTACTGATGCCCGAGACTTAGGCTCATAACCCTTGCCTTCCTGCTGACGGAATGAATGAGTTTCAGTTTCGTTATACAAAACGTTATAACGATGAATATCGTGATGTCTTCGTCTAGTTGAGCGCTCAACGAAATCGGAAGATTCCAAATAAAATCCCCACGGCCCTTTCATATCTGCCCCCTTTTCTTCTGCTGAAGCTGCTTGACTGCCTTGTCATATTGACTGTCGGTGAGGCTTTCAATCTTCTCCACACCGTAGACTTTGAGAAACGCTTGACGGTTAGACTTCGTAGAATCTAGCAACGCATCGATGTGCGCTACTTTCTTCTCTGAGATACTCTCAATCCCAATAGAGTTATCCGTAAGGGTTTGGGCATCGTTATCATCTTCAGCATTAATCCCCCACATGGCTTGAGCCTGATATCTTCTGATATAAGTAGAGATAATCCCTATATCCTGCGGGACGTTCTTAGCGTTATCGGATAGCGGAACCATTGCAGATGACTTAACCCACTGGCCAGAGCTATGGGATATCTGAGACTGAACGGTGACACGTTCATCAACCATATCCACGGATTGGATGAAACTTAAACCATGAGATGATGCGACGGGCCGAATGGCATTTAGAACTGATGTTAGATCAGCATACTCATTCTTGAAGAAGGTATTCTTCGTATTCTTGGCTGGATTCTTGATCTCAGCCTGAGCCTTCGCCATTGCAGCGAACAGCTCGTTTACTTGCTCCGATTGTTGCATTTCTTGCTCCTGTCAATTAAACCTCGGACAGTGTAGCAGAAATAGTTTACCTTGCAAGTATCAAGAAGATTATAATGCTCGGATTGCTCCGAGGCCCGTTCAGTTCCCCCCCCTCTGCTGTTCGGGCCTTTTTTTATTTTTTGTATCTACCAGTCCTGATCATCTCGCAGACTTCAATGGCTCTGTTGCCTACTTGCTTGGCCCACTTAGAGTCATAGAACTCATCAGCAGCCTTCTCGTAGTCACCTTCTTTCATGGCCCTGATAGCCTTTTGAAACAGCATGAGCCTGGGTAGTCCAAGATTGAAACAGATATCCACAATGGCGTCAGATCTCACCGTGTCCAAGTGATTGAACCAGGGAAAGACTCCGTTTAACTCTTGTATGCAACGAACGATATCGTTATCTAGTAGATAATCGATCTCATCATGACTCAAACCTAAGCCACCATCAGAGTCGATATTTCTACCGACTCCGACTGTGATTTTTCCCGCAGTACAACGATATGCGTGAGACTTTACACCCTCATGTCTCTTGAGCATTTCCCGCAGGTTGTTCACTTATCTTTAGCCTTAAAGATGTTCAAAGCCATGATGTCAATGATCTTGTAGATCTTAGACCATGCCTTCTCTAACTTTCCTACCACCTCATCATCTTTAGGCGTAGGGGTTACAGCAGCGATTGACGAGCAAGCCGCTATGATGACAGGTATCATTTCTAAGTATTGGAAAATTCCCATTCTGAACTCCTCGGTTCGCAGATCACTATCATCCCTGCTTCTTCAAGGATGTTAGCGTGGTGTCTGCATTGTGCGTGTGTATCAAATGCTAGCCCATCGTCGATCCAAATGCCTAGCGTTAGTTTGGTTAAAAGGTAAAACTTCACTTATTGTTCCAAAGATCAAATAGAACCCTGATCTTTTCTTTGATTGTCTCAATATCTCCATGCATCTTAGCTAAGACAATCACTAAAGTAGTGAATCCCAGAGCTACGGGCCACAAGACGTTTATCGCATCTAGGAAGTCCATTAGTCTGCAACCTGCTGATTCCAAAGATCAAAGATTGTTTCTATTTTCTGGTTTTGAGTCTCGTCAACACCATGCGCTCGGTTGATCTCTATCTGAAGATCGTTCATCCGCTCACGCATATTATCGATCTCAGCGTGTTTATCTTCTAAGGCAATGATCTTAGCGTTCTGAATGAGATCGTCTGGTAGGGCTCCTCTGAGTCCCAGGGGCCATTCTCGGACGAAGGATGAGTTTTCCTTGATCGTCATGTCTTGGATAGACTGGCCATGTTCCAAAGAAGTTATGCGTCCATTCAACTCAGCATAACCTAGAACTGCCACCGCAGTCCCAATCAGTAGACTAATCAGATTCCTCAACGGGATCGTCAGATTGGAGTTGTCGTTCACTTCCATCTATTTCTTCCTTTACAGTGTTTACATACGCCTGAAAGACGGTTTGTAATTCGCTGATCTGGAGATTTAATGAACGGATCTGAGCATTGATCTCTTGCATCCTGCCTACTTTGGCTTGGGTTTCTTCAGGAAGATCTTCAATGTCGTGTTCTCGGTCGTCAATTCTCAGAGTAGGCATGGTTTATCCTAAGTGATTAATCCAAACGGCTGCGACACTACCAACGGTTGTCGTAATGACGAGCCATGCTAGTTTTTCCCACCTGGCTGCATGTGCATCAGTGGCTTTTCTTAACTCTTTTAATTCTACCACGGCCTCACCCCATCGCTCACCACATTCTTTCTCGTGCTGGGCGATTCGTTCCAAGGCATCTAGGGCAAGGCTTCTTTCGTTCACCAAGGCACTCCATTCGCTTGAGTTGGGTTTTTGTCAGCTTCAATCTTAGCCGTCAGAGATGCCTCAATAGCGTCCTTGTCTACACCGTTATCCCAGCACCACTGTAGGACTTGAGCTTCCGTCAGGCTGTCATAAGCCACGAACGAAGGATCTGATGCGTCTGGTGAAAACCCACAAGTACCGTAGGATGATGCAGAGTAGTCTCCGTCTACATCAGTAGCTCGCCAGTGTGCGACGATAACGCCCCCGTCAGATAGCTCACGTTCAAGTGTTGCGATTGTCCATGTAGCCATTAGTTAGCCTCCCAAGGTAAATTTACATTTTGCACTTTCTCTGATGCTTCTTCGCTAACAGGAGCAGGTTGTTGATAAAGCTCTATAACCCCAGCTTCAGTCAGTGCGGTTTCAACCCAGCCCTTTACAGTTTCTTCTGTAAGCTCGTTTAAAGGCGTAGCAGAAGAAACGTCAGCTGTGTTCAGTATTACTGACTCGCACCCCGTTTTGTATTCTGAAGTCACATTAGTGTTAATTTCCCAGACCATCCCTTGAGTGCCTTTTGTTTTTAATTCATTAATAGTTATTTCAATCATAGTTATTGTCCCGAAACGTGAACACCAATACTGATTGTATTGTTGATTCTGTTTTCAATGTATATTTTCCCGTCTGAAGATACTGCGGAAATAGTAATCTGCCCATCAGTTCCTGAAGTTCCTGTCAAAACAGACGTAGATGTTGAAATAAAAGAATTTGGGTCAAGCACTTCTACACAATAAGCTGTTGCTGTTGTTCTATAGCTAACCATGCCAAAAGCCTGACTATAGTTTGCATTTCTCCCATAAATGTAAATGATACCTATAGGTTTATCTGGCGTGAAACTATAAACAGCGTCATCATTTATAGTCTTAGCAACATCCACAAAGGCTGTTTGAGGATCAGATGATGTTGATATGTCAATATTTCCAGACAGGTAGAGGTCTTTGAAGCGCTGTGATGAAGAACCAAGGTCAAGCCCACCATCGTTGCCAGCAAGCACGTTACCGCTAGAGTCGATACGCATGGCTTCATTGAAAGCACCAGAAGCGCCTGAATGAAAAGACAAGAAACCTCGGCCAACACGCAAACCAGACGTTCCGTTTGCGGCACTATCGGCTGCCGTCGCTGCAGTGTCGTAGTTATTAGTTATATAAAAATCATTCTCTCCTGCGCTTCGGATTAGACGAATATCATTTGACCAGCCGTTTGCTTCAATCTTGAGGCCAAGAGATGCGCCTGTGTTGCCAAAAAGATGCGTAAGCGTGTCAGGACTCGCCGTGCCAATCCCGACGTTCCCTGCGCTGGTGATCCGCATGGCTTCGGTTTGACTGTTATTTAAAACAGGCGAGAAAACTAATGAAACATCTCTACCAGCACTGGTGCTAAAGTCTGCGTTTTCTTTTTCAGCATAAATTAAAGCGCCGTTACCTCTTGAGTCTGGCGCTAAAAACAAGGCCGCAGTTTGCGTTGTGGTGTTAGAGTTGTCTGTGTTGTAGACACGGATTTGCGTAGAACCGCCTGTGGAGTTTTCTCTGCAATCAAGAATAGTTGCAGGACTCGCCGTGCCGATACCGACGTTGCCAGACGTATTTACTGTTAAAACGCCATGAGTCGTTAAGCTAGGCGAACCGTTACTCAGGTAGGCAAGAGAAAATGCGCTAGAGTTACTGTGGTCTATCCCCATTGACCAAGTGTTTCCAGAACCTTGACCCTTGGTGAACTCAATTAAAGCGTCAGACGATACGCCAGTTGTTTCAACAACCGACTTGGTTGTTGTGGTAGAAGATACATGAAGGGTTGTGTTAGGACTCGTAGTACCAATCCCGACGTTACCGCTATTGTCGATGCGTATGGCTTCTGTTGAAGTATTAGTAACAAACCGCAGGTTACCACTAGACTTTAGGGCAGTTACGGCACTAGCCTCAGCAGCAAGCTCAGACGTTGTTTGTCCAGTATAAGAAAGACCAAGATTAACTTCTGCTGCTCTGCGGATTTGAACGTCAAACGTAGGACTTGATTCACCAATCCCGACGTTGCCGCTTGAGTTGATGTACATGGCTCCTACATCGTTTGCAACTGCGTTAGCTGTAGAAAACTTGAGTGTAGTTCTACCAGAACCGTCTTCG